CACGATTATTGAATGACTTTGCCATTGCGCTCTCAAAAGCGATAGTATTACGCTGTAAGTAAGCATGAAAACCCATAGCACCAAGACCGATTGAGCGTTCTCTATAAGCACTATACTTTGCTTTTGCTAAAGAATCAGGAGCATTTTGAATAAAGTAATCAAGAACATTGTCTAGCATCCGTACTATGTCAGGGATAAACTCGTCAATATGCTTCCAAGAGTCATATTCTTCTAAATTTACACTTGATAGACAACATACTGCCGTTCTTTTTTCGTTTGTTGCGAGAGTGATCTCAGAACAAAGATTTGAATGGTGTACTTTTAATCCCATATTTCTCTGATATTCAGGTAAATCGGCGTTTACGGCATCCTCAAACATGATGTAGGGTTCGCCTGTTTCTACACGATTTTGAATAAGCTTTACCCACAAGGCTTTTGCAGGTACAGTTTTAGTTACTTCTCCTGAGTGTGGATCAATCAAATCCCAGCTATCATCAAATCCTGGTTCTGAAGTCGCTTGTGCGATTAGCTTCATAAACTTGTCAGGAATGACCACAGCATGATGCAGATTGGTAGACTTTCTATTGATATCGCCGCCAGTAGGCTTGCGAACATCGAGAAACTCTTCCACTTCAGGATGAGAGATGTGTAAGTATGCAGCATAGGATCCTCTTCTAGTTACTCCTTGGGAGAAAGCGAGCATTTCGGCGTCAACTACTTTCATAAAAGGTATCACACCAGTACTCTCACTTCCATTACTTGTGCGGGAGCCTACAGAGCGTACAGCGCTCCAGCTTCCGCCAACCCCGCCACCAACAGAAGAAAGAAAAGCATTCTCCGTATAGTGTCCTGTTAGACCTTCCCTACTGTCTTCTACATAATTCAGAAAACAGGAGATTGGTAAACCTCTTGTTGTTCCTCCATTTGAGAGAACCGGAGTAGAAAACATAAACCATAGATTACTTGCATAATCATACAGACGCTGAGCATGAGCTTCATCATCTGCAAAAGCTCTCGCCGCACGTGCGAAAGCGTCCTGAGGCGATTTCTCACCCTCAATTAAATATCTATCCTCTAGTGTTTGAATACCAAATTTTGAGAGAAGTCTGTCTCTTCCGTAATCAATTAACATTCATAAATTCCTTTACTCTATCGTCTATTTCTGATAGACTATGCCCTGGATATTCTATTGCTTCATCGCAATAGGTAATGAGATCCATCATTTTATAGTTCTGTAATATTAGATCGCCACTTTCATTAAGGGCTTGAATATACTTATATTTCCCTTCTAGAGGTATCGCGTCGTAGATATCAAAAGCACTACCATATTGGTGGATGAGGTCAGTAGCTCTTTTAGGCCCTATTCCTGGAATTCCATCAACATTGTCTCCCTTATCTCCGGTCAACACTTTGAAGCTAATATATTCTTCTCTGGGGAAACTAAAAAACTCTTCCCAATTAAACACAGTAGTCTCTTTCCGAGTAACGGTAGAGAACCTAGACACATACTCATCAACAAGCAAGTCCCAGTCACGGTCACTTGAGATAAGCCATACGTCATCAATTCCGTAGTTCTCTCTATTTTTAACTACATAAGCTGCTATATCATCCGCCTCTACCTGATGATATCGAAGAACTAAAAACTTCTCTTCTAGACTTTTGAGTGTTCTCTCATACTCCTCAAAGAAAAGTCGTATATCTTCTTTTTCTTGTTCTGTTTGGTCTTTATATCTTTCTTTTCTATTTTCTTTATACTGAGGGCACTCATCTTTTCTATATTTACTATTACCCCAGTCTGCCGCTATAATAATTTTACTACATTCGTAAGATTGAGCAAGGCTCTCTACAGTTCTCATATAATCCAACTCAAACTCTAGCTTTCCTTGGTGTTTCCAACGAAAAGCAATGTTCATGGCGTCTACTATGAGAACATTACTGTTTGCTTCCATGATTTGATCTTTGAAACTAACCACCTATCCACTCCAATTCTTCTTGTTCAAGCCACTCTTCCGCTACTAATATATAACACTCCAACCACGAAACATACATATATCTAGCAATTTCCGGCTTTAGAGTTGTTACTACAAATACTTTGGAACGAGAATATTTAAAAAAGAGTAAGGGTTGCTGTGTTTTTAATGCAGCTTGCCTTACAATCTTCTCCCACCATTGCAAAAGGTAGTTTGTTTTATTTGTAAATACTTTATCCGTGAGAGGTGACTTTTCATAGTTTTTCACTTCTATACAGAATAAATTTCTTTCGTCGGGGACATACAAGTCTCCTTTTAGATATGAGAGAGCTCCCGAAGAGGGAACTCTTTCAAACTGCAGGCCGCTCGCGTTGCGGAGCATGTCGCGTACTAGGTATTCCCCTCTTGCTCCTTTTGCTCTTGAATCTACCATTACGCTGTCAACCTACTTATATTGCCTGATTTATGAATTTCTACTTTTTCTAATAATGGATGAGACCACCCGTGATTTACCAGATAGGTATTCAATTCTTCTTCTAATAACACTTCTACAAGTTTTTCTTTCCCTACTTCATCCAAAACAGTCATGACTTCATCTAGAAACAGTACATTAATTCTGCTAGAAGAGAGACTACTCATTAACTTGCGAATAGCAAGAAGAGTAGCTGTGTTTACTCTAGCCAGTTCTCCACTTGAGAGAGCAAGAATATCAATAATGTTTCCGTTATCTGTAATTTCTACGTTTAACTTGTCGTTGTTTACGGCAAAGTTTAACGTGAAACGTCCGTCTGAAAGTTCCGCGAGGTACTCACTTGTTAGTTCTTCTAATTCTTTAACGAGATTTTCTATCTTATATGCTATTAGTCCATTAGTACTAAAAGCTTTTTTAAGAATCTCTAAATTGCCTCTCTTATCTGCCAGTTCATTATAGCGTGAAGATGCTTCATTAAACTGTTTCTGAAAATCAGCAGTTTGTTCTGTAACTACTTCTATCTTCGCATTATATGCGGAACGAGCTTCGTTTTCTCGTTGAAGCTTATCCATTTCATTCTTTTGCGAAGCTAATCGATTTCTAACTTCTGTAAGCCTAAACTTGAGCTCTTCCTCATCTACTAAAGCGGGGGACAAGGACTCGTCCACTGAACGATACAAGTCCTCCCACTCTTTTTGTTTAGTAGATTTTATCCTGAAGTTTTCATTATTTTCTTGAATCTCTTTAATTTCCTTCTGGATATTAGCTTGCCTAGCTTTTCCGATTTTAACTTTTTCTTCTTCTTTTGAGATATGTGTTTCTTTGAAGTTGTCGTCAACCGGTTGCTCGCAGGTAGGACATACATTTTCTAAGTTCTCCATCTTTCTAATAATTTTTTCTGAGGAACCGACTGACCCCGTTATAGCGCCTAGCTGTGACTGTAACTCATCGTAAGATATATGCTCAGAGGCTAAAATAGCATTAACCTCTGAGATGTTGATTTCTTTTAATAATTTTTTGTATTGATTATTTTGAGAAATCTGTCGATTCGTTAAAGAAATATTTTTAATTTCAGCCATAAGAGAACTCAATTCCTCCTCATCATCATCCGATATTTTCGGAAGTTTTACAAGTTCTCGTGGGGTAGTATCGGTCAAACGATTATTTTCCAACCATTTTTCAATAGTTGAAACGCGACCTTCAAGTGTAGCGAATTCTTGTTCTACCTCTCTAGAAGCCTCTTTAAACACCTCGAAAAGCTTTACATATTTCTCTAGCCCTAATAAATCTATTAAAAACTTTTTACGGTTAGCGTCTGTAGCAGTCAGGAAATTCAAACTTGCATTTGTATTTTGATATACTACTTGTGAAAATGTCTTGAAGTCAACTCCAAGAACTTCTTGTATGCTTTTGTAAGTATTAGTAGCCGTATGACTACCAATATCTTCACTATTTTTAAGAAACTTTACTTTAAGCGAGGATTTACGCTGAAGGTCTATTTCATACTCATCACTACCTTTCGAAAACGAAATATAGATTGAGTATCCATTATTTAATTCTCTATTGGGAATATCAGCTTTCTTTATTCCTTTAGAGTTTTTGTTAAATAATACTTCTTCCAGTATAAGAGGAATAGATGATTTGCCAACACCATTGCTGCCCAGAATCTGAGTTAGCTTATTGTCAGAAAGATCGAGCTCATTATCCTCTCCATAAGAGAAGCAATTACTCCATTTCAAAATTTTTAGCGTAATCATTAAATATTCCTAATATGTCTGGTATTTTGTCGTCGTGTATCTCTAGCACATACATTAGATACTCTACTAGTTCTTCTCCAACTGTAAGCTCTTTGTCTAATTCTAAAGTAACTTCTGAACTTCTTTTTACAACTTTCTTATCGAGAAGTTCTGTAGAAGCCACTTTAGCTAGATCACCTAAGTCGCCTTCTAATTCGTATATTACATGATCGTATAGACCATTTATCATATCATCAGGGTTACTGACTGTTTTACGAAGTAGTTGGGGAAGTTCTAACTCTTCCCAAACCCAATCCCAGTCTTCAGTATCAATACTAAGCACTCCCGTCGATACTTTCGAACGATGGAAGCTAGTAGTCATAGGACTACCAGGATATACTATGTTCCCCTGACAGTTTGAGTGAGAGTGTAAATCTCCCGCAAAAACTGTTGGAAATCTTTTAAATCTATCTAAGTCAACCTCTGGAGTTACATGCGGAGGAATTTCTCCCCTTACATGAGTAAACACAGGTAGAGATTTATTTAACATCTCTATAGAGTTCTTTTTATGTAGATCACAGTAGGGTAAAATACTAAAGCCTCTTTCGTCTTCGTAGGCTTCATCAATTATAGAAACCAGAGGATTTAGTGAGTTAGTTACTTCTTTCAAAGCAGTAAAGAAAGTCTTATTCTTTCTAGTAGCTTCATGATTGCCGTCGTATATAATTGTTTCTATATCGCACCCTTTCACAAAGGTAAAATATAATTCTAATTCATCAATCGTTGGTACTCTGTCGAACAGGTCGCCGCCTATAATATGCAAATCTGCATCGTCTTCCAGTATATGAATCTGATGGAAGAATGAGTCATAGCGAGCACGTGCCCAGTTTAGGGGCACGTTTTTCTGACCTAACTTTATATGCCAATCGGCAGAGAAAAGAATTTTCATTAAGAAACATCAAACTCGTCGGCAATGCTTTCGTCAGTATTTGCGTCAGCACCTGCACCAGCAGCCATAATACGATCTAACAATTCTTTTTGTGCATCTGGAGTAGGTCTAGGCAAAAGCTCATCAATAGGAGTAGACGCTGACACAGCCTCTTTCTCGCTGTCATTCAAGGCACGAATACCTTTTTGACATTTCAAAGTTTGTAGAGTATACTCAACGTTGTATATATTTGGTCCAGTCTTCACTCGCTTGAAGTGGATATCCCAACCGGCCTCAAGGTCAGTAGGATCGCCCAGATCTTCAGCAGCTACAAGAATCTGATCCATTAGCTTTTTCTTTAGGTTAAATACTTTAGCCTTACCGTCGGAAGGGTCTATACACTGTACAGAGTACGACCAGCCGCATTTCAGGTCTGGATAGAAATCACGAACCCAATCTTTTTCTTGGTTTACAAAAGCTTCTTTCTGTCTGTCGAAAGATAGACACTCCATAGGAATGTTTTTGTCGTTCTCTCCCTTTACCCAGTAGATATACCGAGGTAGCAGGTCTCCAAACAAACGAACACAGTTGT